GAAGGCAGAGCCTAACCCGTACATGATGCAAGACCGTCCTGTTGTTGCGTTCCCTTGGGACGTTGTTCCGGGACGTTTCTGGGGACGAGGAGTCTGCGAGAAAGGCTACAACAGTCAGAAGGCTCTAGACACCGAGCTACGTGCACGTATTGACGCACTGTCCCTTACTATCCACCCAATGCTTGCCATAGACGCAACCCGACTGCCGAGAGGCGCAAAGCCCGAAGTACGTCCCGGCAAGATGATACTGACTAATGGAGATCCCCGTGAAGTCTTACAACCGTTCAACTTTGGGCAAGTTGGGCAGATTACTTTTGCACAAGCTGCGAGTTTGCAGCAGATGGTACAGCAAGCAACAGGCGCTGTTGACTCTGCCGGTATTGCTGGACAGGTTAACGGAGAAGCGACTGCCGCAGGAATAAGTATGTCGCTAGGCGCAATCATTAAGCGTCACAAACGTACCCTGATTAACTTCCAGCAGTCCTTCCTGTTACCTTTTGTTACCAAAGCTGCACACAGGTACATGCAATTTGACCCAGAAAACTACCCAGTAGCTGACTACAAGTTCAACGCTACCAGTACGCTAGGCATCATCGCTAGGGAGTACGAGGTAACTCAGCTTGTACAGTTGCTGCAAACGATGAAGCAAGATAGTCCGCTGTACCCTGTGTTGATACAAAGTATCATTGACAACATGAATCTGTCTAACCGTGACGAACTTATTGCTGCTATGCAACAAGCAAGCCAGCCCAACCCAGAAGCACAACAGATGGCTATGGCTGCACAACAAGCACAGTTGCAGTTCCAGCAAAGTCAGACTAACGCGCTGAACGCACAGGCTGCTGAGTCTCAGGCACGAGCGCAGAAGTACATGACAGATGCACAACTAGCGCCACAAGAGCTAGAGATAGATCAAATTGAAGCAATCACCCGCAACCTACAGGCTGGCGATCAGGACGATAAAGAGTTCGAACGCAGATTGAAGGTAGCTCAAACTCTCCTAAAGGAAAAAGAGATAGAGGCAAAAACCAATGTTAATGACACAACGCGAGTTCGACAACCTAGTGAACCAGATCAACGAAGCGTTCAAAACGCACTTCGACAAGCTGGAGGAGGTGGAACAGCGCCTCGTGGCCCTAGAGTCGGTCCAGCCCCAACAGGAGAAATCTAATGCCAAAGGATCCAAGACTAGCGCGAGCAGGAGTAAGCGGGTTCAACAAACCGAAGCGGACTCCTAATCACCCAAAAAAGAGTCACGTAGTTGTTGCCAAAGAAGGCGACAAAGTTAAAACAATTAGGTTCGGACAACAAGGAGTTTCAGGTGCTGGTAAAAATCCCAAAACAGCTTCAGAAAAAGCTAGACGAAAATCTTTTAAAGCTAGACACGCAAAAAACATTAGCAAAGGAAAACTATCTGCTGCTTACTGGGCTGATAAAGTTAAATGGTAAAGACATTAAAACTTGCATAGACAAGTGTACTAACCGAAGTAAACGTAAGTTTATGCAGATTAGGAGAGCCTATCAGTAATGTCTTATGAAGACAAAGTAAAGGAAGCGTTAAAAAATTGTTTTAAACATATGCGACTTAAAGGCGCTGCAAATGAAAAAGTAGTGCTTATGTATTCAGGAGGAATGGATAGCGTTAGTTTACTTTGGAACTTATTAGAACATACTGAACAAGAAGTATATGTTCACGCCATACACCTACATAACAGAGAAGGTAGACATAAAGCAGAAGCACATGCAATACTAAAAAGCATTGAGTATATAAAAGAACATCAAAGACACTTTAATTTTTCTTCTTCTGTATACTCATGGGTAGCTGATTATTGTGGCGGTAGGGATATGACGCTAGCTTTGTTTCAAGCTTTACGTGTTGGTGCAGGACTTGGAAAATCTTTTGCTGCTGTTTACACTGGCGATTATAATATGAGCAAAGAAGAAGCTGCAGAAGCTTATGGTGTTTTAAATGCAATGACTACTGCAAAGTTTTGCAGACCTGTGTGGGCTACACCTTTTGATTATTTAACAAGAACACCTGTAGAACGAAGTAAAAGTATTTGCTTAAGTATGCCAGAACCGTTACGAGAAATGTATTGGTCTTGTAGAAAACCTACTGAAGTTGCCGATGGTTTTATTACCTGCGGTGAATGCCACGCTTGCAAACGTCAAGCACAAATGAAGGAGAGTTTAAATGCCTAAAGTTGGAAAAAAAGAATATCCGTACACTGCTAAAGGTATGGCAATGGCTAAAGCAAAAGCAAAGAAAACAGGAAAGAAGGTAAACTATGCCAAAGCAAAAAGCAAAGCCAAAAGAAAGTCCTAAGCCAACCAACCCTTCACTGTACAGCCGCGTTAAAGCTGAAGCAAAGCGTAAGTTTGACGTATGGCCTAGCGCCTATGCGTCTGCTTGGCTGACAAAAGAATATAAAAAACGCGGTGGAGGTTATCGTGGCTAAGTCTAAAGGCGGTCTTACTAAATGGTTCAAGGAAGAATGGGTAGACCTTAAGACTGGTAAAGAGTGTGGACGCAAATCCGCTAAGAAATCTAAGCGTCCGTACCCTTCTTGTCGTCCTAAAGCAGTAGCAGCAAAGATGACAGCGGCTGAAAAGGCTAAGTCTAAAGCCAAAAAGACCGGCCCAGCTAAAGTCAAACACTCTGTTACGGCATCAGGCAGACGAAGAAAAACTGGTAAAAATACCAAAAGGACTTGACTTTTGCTTAAAAATGTGGTATAATATATAGTGTACAGTAACTAATGAGACAACCGAGAGGGCCTCAATGACACCTGAATTAGAAAAATATTACAACACTTACTTCGACCTTTTCCGTTCAGAAGGATGGAAACAGCTAATCGAAGAATTAAATCAAAATGCAGTTGTTATTAACTCTGTAGAAGCTACTAAAGACGTAGACGATATGTACTTCCGCAAAGGACAGTTAAACGTATTGGCTCACGTTATTAATTTAGAGACTGCTGTTAATAACGCATTTGATGATCAATCAAAAGAACAAGAAGAAGATGATTAAAGTATACGACTTTCGATGTACTAATGGTCATCTATTTGAAGAATTTGTAGCTAGTAATGTAACAACCAGTAGGTGCGGTTGTGGCGCGAACGCTACAAAAGTCATATCAGCAACACAGTGCGTACTAGACGGTGCATCCGGTGACTTTCCGGGAAGGCACATGAAGTGGGTACGAGAACACGAAAAAGCTGGTAAAACTCCATAACCAGATAGGCGGAGAACTTAAATAATGTCAAGAGCACAACTCATAGACGAGCGCCCCGAAGAAGACAACAACGAAACAGACGTAGTAGAACAACAAGAATCCTTTGAGTCTCAAGAAGAAGAGGTAGCTCAACCGGAAACTATACCAGAGAAGTATCAGGGTAAGTCCCTAGAGGATGTTGTCCAGATGCACCAAGAGGCTGAAAAGCTGCTTGGTAAACAAAGCTCTGAGGTTGGTGAACTACGTAAGGTCGTTGACGACTACATTCAGGCACAACTCGCACAGCAACAAGCACCTGAACAACAGCAAGAAGAAGACGATATAGACTTCTTTACTGATCCTAAGACTGCTGTTAGTCGAGCGATTGAGAACCATCCAAAAATCCGTGAAGCTGAGGAATATACTCAGCAGTACAAAAAGCAAGCAACGATGGCACAGCTACAAGCTAACCATCCCGACATGCAAGAAATTTTGCAAGACGGTAAGTTTGCTGAATGGGTACAAGGATCTAAGATACGGACTCAACTGTTTGTACAAGCAGACCAAGCATACGATTACGATGCTGCAAACGAACTGTTCTCGCTCTGGAAGGAGCGTAATCAGGTGGCTAAACAAACCGCCGCAGTTGAAAAGCAAGCACGTAAGCAACAGCTAAAGTCTGCTAGCACAGGCAACGCTAGAGGAACAGGAGAGGGTCAACGAAAGAAAGTCTATCGTCGTGCTGATATTATTAAGTTAATGAAGACCGACCCAGAGCGTTACCAGAGTTTATCCGATGAGATATTCAAGGCATATGCAGAGGGTCGTGTCAAATAGCCTAATCTAAAGGAGATTTATCATGGCTGGCGAAACCTCTGGAACTTATCCATTAGCAAATGCGATTGTCGATAAGACAGCCGCTGCTACTTTCATCCCCGAAATCTGGAGTGATGAAGTAATTGCTGCTTACCAAAA